ATCCGACGATGGATCCTTTATCTGAGGATGTCAATGAAGAGCCTGAACAACGTGAACAGGAACCCCCCATGCCCTATTACATGGACTATCCCCCACCCCCTCCTCCTCCACAGTCCCAAGAAAATGATATTTTTTCCAAGATTGACAAGTCTACATGGATTATCGCATTCGCTGTGTTCCTGTTAGGCTTTTTCATGGGTAAGACCATGCAACCAGTGATCCTCAGGTATACGTAACTTACTTTTTGTTTGGAAAACCACTCAACCAATGTTCGTCAGGTACTGTAGAATACGCGACGAACATTCCTACATCTCCATAAACAGGTTTCAGTTGACCGGTAATATCTCGGTCCATAACCTGAGACGGGTATATGGGTATGATGAACGCATCACGGGTATCCTCGATGAAGCCAGCTGTTGTACTGGCTTCGGGTTCCGTTTTGTTTTTTAAGTCAAATGTTGGGTTAAAAAACAAAATAAAGAAGGCACTGACCAAGATAATCGTGACGACTATTTTGATCATTTTTGTTTAATGTATATGGATATTATTTATTCTTCGGGCTCCTCCTTCACATCTTCAAGCTTGGCAGCAGCCTCGCGCTGCTTACGGCGTTCCTCGAGTTCAGCGGCGACGATCGCGTCGGCTTCCTTGACAAGTTCTTCCATTGGTGTATCGGGCTTCTCCTTCTTGAGGCGCTCGAGAACCTCGGCGGGGTGAGACACAGGAGCCTCATCTGGCTTGGTGTAAAACTTGGAGTTTTCGTCACCAGGGGCATACTGAACCTTCGTATCCATCATCGCCTGCTTACGCTCCTGGAACATGCGAGCAGCCTGAGCCTGGTTCTCCTTGTAACCAGTCATAATCTCTTCAAGCTTCTCGTTCGTGTAGTGTACATCCTCAATCTTCGTGGGATCGGGGGGAATGAGAAGCCACTTGTACATGTCTACGACGTAGATATCAAAGGTGGGATCCTCCTTCTGCAAACGCTTGGCGTGACTGGCAGCTTCATCACGTGTCGCGAACGCACCACGGATCTTGATACCAAATTTATCATTCTTTTGGGGCGCCTCGGGTCCAATGATGGAGAGGCACGCGAAGACCTGTCCGGGTACGGTGGTGTAGTCGGTTTCGAGAGACATTATACACTTCTAAGACATCAAAACTTTAAGTTCCTAAGTAAACACCTTAAAAACGTGAATATAATGTAAGATATGGAGGAGATTCGCAAAAATCACAATGAAGCGAAGAGGGGGCTCATTCAGTCTGTGTCTCGTGAGGGACAGCACATTCTGGATGTTGGTTGTGGTTTCGGTGGAGATCTTCAAAAATGGCACAAGTGTGGTGTGAACATAAACATGTGTGACCCAGAGCCGTCAGCCCTCGAAGAGGCTCGTTCCCGCGCGAAAAATATGCACATGCGAGTAAACTTCTATGAGGGTGACATTCATGTATGTCCGAGACGAAAATTTGATATTATATGTTTCAACTTTTCACTTCACTACATTTTTGAAACTCGTGAGAAATTTTTTAGCTCAATCCGAGAAATCAAGAAGAGAATAAAACAAGGTGGGCAGCTCATCGGTATCATCCCAGATTCAGAAAAGATCATCTTCAAAACACCTCTCATCGATGACATGGGAAACTTTTTCAAAATGAAGGATCATGGGAATGGTGGTTTTGGGGAAAAGTTGTGGGTTCACCTAGCAAACACTCCGTATTATGCGGATGGACCGAAACCAGAACCAGTTGCTTACAAGGATCATTTGGTGACACATTTGGAAGAGATGGGATTTAGTTTAGTAAAGTGGGAAAGTCTCAAGGGAAATCCGATTTCGGAACTCTATAGTAAATTTATCTTTGTCTATAACAGATGATAGCAATTGTACTCCTCATCCTACTCAATGTATGGATACTTCATCAGACCAGGGAACCACAAAAATTGGTCGAAGTGAAGGAAAGATATCGTATCCTCAGGGAACATTTAAACGATACAAATCATGAACGATTTCACATGCTTGTGAGGTGCGTACCAATCACTGGATTTCTTCGAATGAATGGATCAGTTGGCTACAATACAAACAAAGGTGGTGAAATTGCTGTGTGTCTCGATGGGGAAACAAATGAAATCTTTCACGTCTTGATACATGAATTGGCACATTGCACAGTCCCAGAGTATTCTCACTCTCAAGAATTTTGGAACAATTACATCGAACTCCGTGACATATGTGTAGACCTAGGTATTTATGAGAAAATTCCTATTAAGACTGCCTTCTGTGGTGAGCATGTCCAGGATAAATAATCTACGCTTAGATAAATGAAAACACCGGTCGGTATTTTGTTGATGGCTATCGCCTACTGGATAGCCATTTATGGTGTAACACTCATTCCCCAATACGTGAATAACTACTACGTCAATCTCATTTGGCTAACCCTCGTCATACCAAACATGCTGCGTTTTATAGTTGGAAGTGTTCCCCGCCTCGCGGTGGATCGTGTTTTCTTCTTGTCGACGACTGTCATCGCGATGGTTCTCACATTTGCGATAAATGCCATTTCCAAGGAAACAAAGGAGGGAATAAAGAATTCGGCTGCAGACAAAAGCAAGAAACTGAAGACAAGTTTCTTGCTCATGGGGACATTCGCAGCTGGAGCCCTCATAACATATTATGCGGGTATCGATACCTCGATCTATAGTAATATGGGTTGGGAAACTCAGGGCTTAACGATGTAATCCTTGACAAAGTAGAAAATAATAGCCGCCACGACACCAGTGGAGGCGAGGCCAACCATGCTCCTACCCCCTTGTTCGTTAAGGAACTTGGGGATAGAAGTCGCCAAACGATCCTGAACAGGCTTGCTTATAGCCGCCGCAGTGCAAGCAGCAACGACGAGAGCAGTGAGCTGTTCATCGGTCATGTTGAGGGGGTTCTTATTCTCAGGTTTGGGGGCAGCTTGTTGGGGGGCGGGGTACGCCGCTTGAGGCTGAGGAGCCGTCATTTGGGGCATCATACCCTGCATCCTGGGCTCGTCGGTCATCATAGGGGGTTCCATCATGATATCGTTAATGGGGGTAGAATCCATCGTCGTCGTCTCTTTACTTTGACGTATATTTTTTTCAGGTGTAAAAGACGTGGATGGATTGTCATTGAGGGAAACCATCCCCTCTCCATCATCCGCTAAATTCATGGTATTCACTTGTTCTGAAGCCATTTAATATAGATCTATGTTTTTGAATTCAACACTCAACGCGTCTTTGTGATTTTGAGATTAGTCTTCTTCGTCGCCTTTTTTGCATCCTCTTCCTTCTGCTGAAAGTGTTTGGGGTTATACATCTTCTTGTGAAGTCTCCAGAGATCTGGACCACCCACCCTGAAGTTTTTCCTGACGGTCGCCTTGTACCAAAACACACAATCCTGTATCTTGTTAGATTTTACCGTATTGTCCAACACGAGACACTCGTAGTTTTCCGTACATGCATCCATGACTTTACAAAACATGTCAAAGGAGGGGAAGATGCCAAAGAAGGATTTGTACAACTTTTCTCTATTCTGAATGATATTCTCCCTGAGGATGAAGACATAATCTACATTCGCACGAAGTGCTGGTGGTAAGTCCATCACGTACTGCATGGTCAACATGAAGAAGATCTTCCAGTGACGTCCATTCATAAAGCATTGTCGTATACACGTATCTTTAAGAAACTTTGAATCGTACATACAATCATCCAAAAGCATGAATGCACCACAGTTTGTCTTTCCATTTCCAACCAACTTCCGCTGTCTCGCCATCACTCTCTCTATGGCATCTCGATCATAGTCACCATAGATGAAGAGATCTGGAATGAAGTCTGAATAAAAATGGTTACCCTCTTCAGTTCCCGACAGAACAATTCCCGCTGGAAGATGTTTCTTGTGGAACATGATATCTTTCACGAGGGTAGACTTACCTGTATTACGCTTGCCGATAAAAACACATACCCTGTCATCTGATATCGTCTCGGGTTTGAATTTCCTCAACTGAAGGTTCATTCTACTCTAGTGTCTCGTTTTATTTAGCAAAATTTTACTCATATAGAGTAGGAATGGCTGGTCGACTGAGACTTGCCGTCACTGGGGTCCAAGACCAATGGCTCACAGGTGAACCACAATTTTCGTATTTCCTGATGAACTTTAAAAGGCACACTAAATTTGCAATTGACTTTGTAGAGAGTCAGTTTGATGGAGAAGTTGATTTTGATAAAAACATACTCTGTAAAATTCCCAACGATAAGGGTGATCTGGTGCGAAACCTCACCCTCAAGGTTACGTTGAACGATCCTACACCAGATGATGGAGCTGAGAATGATATGGTGTGGTGTGCATCCGTGATTACCAATCTTATCGAACATGCAGAACTCTATATCGGTGGTCAGCTCGTCGAAAAGATTACAGGAGAATACATTTACATGCACCAACAACTTCACAACACGAATGATGACATTGAACAAACCTTATACTTCCTGAATGGTCATGGAAATTATTTAAGTTATGGTGGAGAATATACCTATTTCCTAGATCTTCCATTTTACTTTTACAGAAATCCATCCCTAGCAATTCCTACATGTGCCCTAACTAAACAAATGGTTGAGGTGAGAATTAAGACTAGACCTCTCAACAAACTCGTGCGAAACATCGGACAGAGTGATGTACAGGGTATTTCAGATGTTGTCGCATCCCTGGTAAAAATGTCTGTCGATACAGAATTTGTATACGTCACACCAGAAGAGAGAGGATTTCTCATGTCGAGACCTCTAGATTATGTCGTGACACAGGTTCAGATGTCTCAATTCAAAATGAAAGTCGGTGAAAACAAACGGTCTGTGATGCTCAATTTCCAACATCCAGTAAAGGAACTCTTCTTCGTTTCTCAAAACGAAAATGCAACTGATGCGAATGTTCCAAACTACTATAACGAAATCGTGAATGCTGAGCTCAAGTTTAATAACGAAGTCGTGTTCAACAGAGATGGTCTATTTCTGATGTATGAACAAGCATTCAAACACCACGTGAATGCACCAACTAATCAAACTGGGATTGTACTAAATAACGCCCCCGCAGTCACGGGACCTTCGAAGTTTGGTATGTACTCCTTTTCCCTCAAACCTGAACTCCCCCACCCGACTGGTCAGGTGAACATGAGCCGCATTTCCCATAAACTATTCACAATCGAAATCTCACCCATAAATGCTGTGTATGATAACTATACACGTGTATACGCAGTCAACTATAACGTGTTACGTATCGAGAGTGGTTTAGCAGGATTAAAATTTTAGGTGGATATAGTAGTAATGGCTGGGCAAATTCAGCTCACAGCTTCTGGACCTCAAGAGAGGTTTTTTACGATAGACCCAGATTACAGTCATTTTGTGGAAAGTTTCAAAAAGCATTCAAACTTTTCGAGACAATATGTCGATATAGATCCAGAGAATGAAGCTGATTTTGGAAAGTTGGTTCGATTTAAAATTCCACAAAACGAAGGTGACATTCTTACAACTCTGAGTGCGAAGATGACCCTCCCTGAGATACAGACGGCAACCACTGTGTATATAGAATCAGTCGCACATGCACTCATAGAATATGTTGATCTCATCATCGGTGGAACTATTGTCCAGAGACTAACGAGTGACTACCTTCAGATATATTCCGAGCACAACGTCACACAGACGAAGCAAAAAGCACTCGAACAACTCATTGGAAAGTATCCACTTCGTACGAGTGATAAAAAAGTTGGTGAAGTCGTGAACAATTCGGGTATTGTCATACATGATACACTCGGTGCCGATACGGAAGAAAATTTCTTCGTCGACCTCCCCTTTTACTTTCATGGTCATCCCGAACTCGCTGTACCCCTATGTGCCATCAAGAACCAGGAGGTGGAAGTTGAATTCAAACTCAGAGATGCTCAAGACTTGGTCATAAAGGCTGATGGCACCTACATCACTCTACAAGAAACACTTAAAATGAAAAACTTTCAACTATGTACAGAAGTTGTTTTCCTCGATGCTTCGGAACGAATTAAACTCGAAAATGCTTCGACGGATTATCTCATCACACAACTTCAAGAGGATGTTTTTGATGTAGGTGTGGGTATCAATCAAGGAAAGTTCAAACTCGACTTTTCGAATCCAGTCAAGGAACTTTACTTTGTCATTCAGAGACAGGGGAGTAATGTAAACGCAGTGGATACAACTCTCCAGGGGAACTTTGTCACGGTGTTCGATTATGACAACACCTCAAACGTACAAGATGGTAAGTTCATTCTCTATGAAAATTTGGATTACCTCACGTTATCCTTAGATGGTGAAGATGTCATCACGAGAGATACAGGGAACGTTATATTTCTCAAAGCTGTCCAGGCGGCCATACATCATTCCAAGACGCAGCTCATCAGGAGATTTTACTCTTACAGTTTTGCTCTTCAACCAGAAGAATGGTACCCAACTGGTCAGGTGAACTTCACACTCATCAAAGAACAAGATCTCTCAGTGAACCTCACTTCTTGTCCAGACTTTGCACGACAAATTCGTGTATATGCCCTAAGTTACAATATATTACGTGTTTGTGAGGGAATTGCAAAAACTCTTTTTAATACCAAACATTAAAGATGAACATGCAAACAGGTTTCGGTGATGAAGGATCTATGATGACAGAACAGTATATTACGAGCATGATGGATATATTACTCCCAGTGTTGGAGAAGGCTATGTTGTTCGCGGCTGAATATTCCAAAGCTTGTGGAAGAGACACTGTACTCCCAGAAGACATGGAATATGCGGTAAAGTACTGCACTATGTACACAGTTGGTCAGGACATAGGTACCCTATTCCCAGATATATATGATGAAGAGGTTTCAGATGAAGAATCGATCGAAGACGTCTCAGATGAAGAGTGTCCACCCTTTGAGAGATACTCAGGAGATGACGAACGTTTCATCCTCATGAACCAAGCCTATGATCGATGGAACGACTGGACACCCCAAAGTCCGATAGAACAGATGTTAAAAAATGCCATTAATAGTAATGAGCACCTATGAGCCTGAGCCATGGTCATTCTCCGAGAAGGGATTTAAGTCATACGATTCGGATACCAGCTCTAGCGAAGATTCATCAGATGACGAGCAAATCTTCTCGAAAATGAAAACAATCAAAACAAAAAAATTTAAAAAAATTGTAGAGAAGCAGGAGTTATTACCAGAATAATTTTCCCAGACTATAATAAACACCATGTCCGCCGTCACCAAGACTGTCAACCTTGTTACCCAAGAGCTCCAGACCCAGACCCTCAACTCGATTGTTGGTGGTTTCTCCTTCGCCGCCGCGATGTCCTGGATGGACCTGGTCCGTTGGATCATCACCCAGATCGTGAAGGTTCCCAAGAACAGTGGTTCTCAGTACGCGCTCACCGCCATCCTGACCACCCTCATCTCGATCATCGTGTTCATGGTCATCTCCCGCATCAACGGCCGCGTGAAGAAGCCCGCCCAGCCCGTCTTCGCGATCACTCGCTAATTGGTCTCTGATACCTTCTGGGTTTTTGCTTCATGAGTAGAAGTAATAGGATACCAATGACTACAATCGCAATGATATAGATGTACTCCCTCTTCCATCTATAAACATTCTTCACTTCAGGAATGCTTATAGGTTCTTCTTTCGTAACTTCTTCAATCGTAACTTTTGGTAGGTTTTCTAGTTTATCTGTCGATCCAGTGATTTCAAATTTTAGCACGTGGTCTTGGTTTCTAAAATCATATGGAATGAGACGACCATGGCTCATGTAGAAGAATTCGATACGAATATCGTGAATAAACTTTTGTGGTCCAGAATGGAAGTGGTGTATCAGGTGATCGTCAGCACCGTTAAAGTTTACAAAGTCTGAACCATCCAATAGTATATGACCGGTGTAGAATGGTGTGGATGCATACACGACTTGGTTAAATTCATTTGAACCAGCAGTCAAACGAATGACAAGAGAGTTTGGACCACTTAAATTGATTGCACCCGTCACAATCTCACCGTTAGCGTTGGATGTGTAATTTTCAGAACCAAAACCCATAAGTTGATGAGGTGTTGTTGAGGTCGATGATGTGCTCGTGTATCCCTCTTCCCCGTCGTAGAACTTAAATGTAAAAGCATTCGACGTTCCAACGTTTGAAAAATTGATAGAATTTGTCTCTTCATCATACACGACGAGGCTCACATTGGAATCTGGAGGTGCGAGTATAGTTTCCAAGTCTTCTGCAAGTACGTATCCATTCGAATAGTTTGTTTCGTTCAATGTAAAAATGTTTGCATCGACACTGAAAGTCTTATTCGAGGCACACGTCATGAGTTGGGGTGTAGGAATTCGAGCAGACACAAGTTTGATTTCAGAGACATCATAGATTGGATTTTCTAGGGTCACGATGTAATTGTTTTGACTTTGAAACGTATTGGAATATTCATCACGAATCACAGCATGCTCACTACTATCTATGTTGAGGTTGTACACCTTCATTAAAATATAGGCACAATATTTTAATGAATGTTTTCGTCTACGAAGTAGAAGTTTAATGAGAGAGGGAATGGGTGAGAGGGTTGTTCTGGAGCTGCCGCTTCGCGATATCGAGGTTGCGGGTATTAGGGTTCTCATGACCCTTATAGGCATTGAACTGATGGAAAGGTTTCTGTTGGTACTGCTGTGTCCATCCACCATTCGCAGCGTTGAGACGACCATCGACGCGTGTAGTGTCGGAACGAACAGTTGTGAGACGACCACCCTGTTTGAGGGCGCTCTCACGAACATTCATACGACCAGCGTTACCCATGCGGTTAGGCTTACCACGACGATCTTCGGGACGGAAACCATACTTCATGAGCTCCTCGTTCG